CCAGGCATGCATCAACGCATTGCCAATTCGTGACACATCTCACCTCCTTCCTCAAACTTATCCCCAGCCTTTAAAGAATGCAATGACAACCACAACAGCAATGATAATTACTGCAATATCAGAAATCCTAATTGAAACTTTTCTCATTTACTCGAACGCCTCCTTGTTAGCTTTGAATGCGATCCAAGCATCCATAAGCGCCGCGACGTTATCGATCTTCTCGTCCTGACGCTTCTTCAAAAGCTTGCGATTTCCATTCGTATCTTCTAGAGTGATTGCGTTACCCATCGCAAACGACATAAGAGCTTGGTCAAATATGAGGAGTCGTTCTTCACTCATTATTTTAAGTTCGCCAAGAGGAACAGATTCTGTTTTGGTCCCCTGAGGAACTTTCACAATACCGAATGGTCCATTCTCTGTCTCCCAGCGAGTTACAAATTCCTTCGCGTTATATGGATCGTATCCTAGAGCTCTGACCTCATACTCCGAAGCTAGAATAAATCGTTCAAGATCTTCGTAGACCTCCATCATGTCGAGAATAGTTCCCGGCATAACATGAAGACTTCCCTCTTTGATGAACTCCTCGTATTTCTGTCTCATTGCTGCTGGAAGTTTCATCAAAGTAAGTTCAGTAATGTAGCTCCGAGTTTTTATTCCGAATTTTTCGTGTCCTAACGGAAATAAAAACGTGAACGCACAAAAGTCATCGCCCTGCGATAGATCCGCTCCGAGCGCACATGGCATCTGCCAGAATTCTCGCGTTCGATGAGGAAGTGTTTCTTCATAAGTGAAGAAATAAGTGTAACCCTCCATTGGAATTCCGAAACGCTTAGCGAGGATGTCATTACGAGACGCTGGAGCCTTTTCTGCTCGCTCGACGTCAAGCTGGTAAGTTTCATAAGAAACAGTTGCTCCTAAATTTGGATTAGCCTTCAACCACATCGACGGATCTGCAACTTCTTCAATATCGTCCAGCTTGTAATGCCAGATTGAAATATGAGGCGCAAGATACTCGCCTTTAAGAATATCTGCAAGTTCCATTTTAATTGTATCACCTGAACCGGCACGAACGGTTCCTTCAGAACTCACAGCGACGATCAAATAATCCTCGAGTTTAGATGCTCCCTGCTCAATTGCACCAACCACATCTTCTCGAAGATCTCCGGACAGCCATTCGTCAATCGTAGCGATCTTAGGACGCAGACCCTGAAGTTTATTGATCGCCATTGGACGAATCTCGAGCAAAGATCCCGTAAGGAAGTTCTCAATACCCTTTTTAGTCGCGGCCAATTTAACTCTATTGGCTTTCGAGCCTGTGGTATTTTGAAGAGATCCTTCCGTCAAGAATTTGAACAGCGGTCCTCGCGCGCGCGTGAAAGCCGTACGAATCGGAGACACAACTTCGTCCGCTTGTTTCATAGTCGGAGCAGTTGTGACCTGATGTGTTGTCGACGTGTCGACGTTCAAAAAGTAACTTTGAATCGCCGACTCGTACATCGACTTGGCTGCACCGCGTGCAACTATTAGATACTGTTTAAGTGTTAGACGCTTCCGAATTAAACGTTTTTCGTAATGGCCGCCATGGTTGTCTTTTGTAGGAATATAAACACTACGCTCTACAAAGTAATACCAACCAAAGATTTGCTCAGCCCAAAGTTTGAACGAATCTAGAAGATGTAAATCAGACCCGTCGGTTAACGTTAATTCACCCTCACAATATCTAATAAATCCTTCAACTGCTTCATCATCATAGTAGATATTAGGATTAGCGATGAGCGAATCAATCCGATTCATCTCCATTGAAATCTCGCGATTTACAGGGATTTCACCTCTTAAGACTGCATCGCGAAATTGACCATAGTAAATCGGCACCGCAGTATTAGATAGGCTCACGCTGCCTCCCTTAAGCTGCGGCTAGAAGTCCGGCTTTAATAAGTCCCTTTTTAACTGCAGCTGACGAAGCTGTGTTCGCTGCTGTTTGAGCCGAGCTTTTTCCCGTCTGTCCGAGAAGAGATGCGACAAATCGTTGCGCACGATTCTTCTCGCTGTACTGAAGTCGTTTAACACTCTGCTCGAGTTGAATTCGCTTCACGTACGTCTGTAGTTCTTCGTCAGTGAGCGCTTTCAGCCCACTCTTCTTTCCGATCTGACCAATCTCTCGAGCACGAACGGCCGATCTTGTCGCGGGGTGTCCTGCCCCACCCGAAGTTCTGAGACCACGTCCAGTTACCCGCGAATCTCGAACAATGACTTCCTGTGGACCTACCGTAGCCTTTCGGCGAACACCCCACTTCATTCCCTTGACACCGAAGTGAGCAAGGACGTCCTTTACAGCGTTTTTACCTGTGGTATTTCCCATTGCCATTTCTGATTCCCATTCATAAGCTTTCAAAGGGAATTCAATACCTTCGAAATCATCAGTCCAAACCGCAATTCGATCAAAGTTCACATAATAGATTCCAGGATAATCACGTTCGTCCTTTTTGGCAGGAGTTTCGGGATACCCTAGCGTAAGATGAGGAACCCATTCTGGGAATTGTTCGGTCGAATCATATGCTGTTCGGATATTAGGATTTTTAAGAAGGTAAGAACGAAAATTATTCACATCTTCGAAACCACTCCATTTAGATTTCTTGAAGAACAACACGTCGGCTTCCAGTTCACCCAATGTGCCTCGGCGATCGACGTCCATACCGAAACGTTTAAGTGACTGGCTAGCCGCGTGCTGTACAAAACCCAGAATATTGCTCAGATTCTGAACTTTATCTGTCTCGCCAAGAAACAGAAGAGTCATATGGGCGATTTTCTCGCTAGAAATCTTGTGGACGTAGTCGTCTTCGGAAGGAATTGCTACAATAGCTAGATTAGCCATTTTAACCCCTATTCTTCTGGGGATTCTTCAGATTCCTCCGAGATAACACCCTGTCGAATCTGCCTAGCACGATTGTCGTCAGCTTTATGCTGCTGCCTTCGTTCGTGCTCTTCAAGTGCTTCCTGATCTCGCTGTCTCATCCGTTCTTTGCTCTCTACTCCCTGCTCTTTCAACAACTCTAGATCTTCAATTCCCACAATCTACCTCCTAAATAACTTCGCCGAAGGGATCGTCTACTAGAACTCTGGGAGGATCTGGATCAACCCACTCCGTCTCCTCCCGATGAGTATTCAAACGCCACTCAAGCTCTTGGATCTGCTTTTCTTTCGCTGCGATCAAATATGATGTTTGGGGGGGATCGAAGAGCATTTGAACCTTGAGAAAGATATACGATTTTACTGCGTTATACTGATGATCAACTGGCTCTTCTAGAATAAATTCATCCCAAGAGGTCGTATCATCTTCAATCATAAAACCTTCGACTGGGCCGACCCCGAGTTGGGTAAGAGTAGAGAAGGCAGTATTGATGTGCATCATAATATCTTCGTCGAATACCGTATAGTCTTGAGCAATCCCCAAAACTTTCTTAGTACTAATAAGAATGCTTGTTTCCATTACTTCTCGCCTTCCTGCTCGGTAATCCGTTCATAGGGTTTAAGTTTTTTCTTCTTCTACGGGCGTTTCGCTGGTAAAATTCGGGATAAGGGCTACCACCGATAACGCGGCAAGCCAAAGAAACCACCAAAAATCCCGAACGCCGAAGATAAGACAAAGAATAGTTCCCGTAATTGCGATAATCACCGTCCAAAAACCAAACATACGTCTATCTTCTGAACTAAATTTCTTAACCAGCCAATTAGGTGGTCCGTAGAGAAAACGTCTCATTATACCGGATAATGCCTGTACTGATTAATATCGCTTCTATAGTTATAAGGATAGTATCCCATCGGATGATGCCCATTAGAAATCACCATATGTACGCCATTCTTAATACCGACGTAAACAGCCACGTGTGTAGGTGATCCAGATGGGAATCCTGGCTGAGGCCTTGAATGGCCATAGAAAATGAGATCGAGAGGTCTCAACTGGGATACTCCGCTGACACGTACTCCGTGATCTATAAGAGTTCCCGTATACCCGAGATGGTCATAATCTCTACCATTTGGATCGGGAGCTCCAGCAGCATAGAAACAGGCTGTCGCAAATGCTGAGCAATCCCAGCGACTCGGAACCCATGGCGGCTTTCCGAGCTGAAACGGACGAGCCTGAGAATATGCAATAGATTCACGATGTGAGTACCAGAAGAATCCGGCACTGACGCCTTTTTGCCTCTTCTGAGCATCTGTGTCCTGATGCGTCTCGTCGTAGTAGTCTTTACATAGTTTAATTGCGACGGCATCGAACGCCCACTCCTGTGAATCTTTCTTATGTGTGCGTTCTAGAACATCGTGAGCTGTTCGACCAATCCTAGGAAGAGAATTCATGTTCTTACTACGTTTCCAATCTTGAACTGCTTGCATAAAAGGAATTCCGCAGTAATCGCTGAATTCATGCCAAGGATAACGCAACGGAACAGCTCGAGAAATTGCCCTCTTATGAGCGACTACGTCCTTACCTCTGCATCCGATTGTAATATCTCTCGAGAATCTGACGTTAGGCGCGCTCATCTTCATCCTCAGTCAGGTTAACTAGTTTTGAATCCACTACAATCTCTTTATTTTGAGATTCATCCACATCGTCTTGTAGTACCTCATCTGCAGTTACGTCTTCGCCCATATCAGGCATAATTACTCCTCGGGATCGTTCTCGTTTCCGGTCGTCTGATTCTCAGTTGTTCCTGTCTGCTCTCCAGTGTTCTGTGCTTCTGCCTGCTCAGGTGTCGCAGGTGCTGGACCTTCCTGAGCTGGAGCTGCATCGACGGGAGCCGAGTCTGGCGGAAGAGGCTCTGGATGCGTTGGGGGACCATCCTGCTGAGTCTCTGGCTGAGTCTCTGGCTGAGTCTCTGGCTGAGTCTCTGGCTGTGGATCCTGCTGCTGGTCGGCCTGCATCTCCTGCTGATCGTTATGCTCGTCCATTTTATTCCTCCTATTTACTTACGTAGTCTCTTTGATTCCGCCAGGAATAGCTGCGCCATCCCCCGAATCGCCAACATTCTGAGCCGCAATAACCTTGAGCGCCGCAATAACCGCCGCACCACCAGCAACCTTTAGCGTCAACGCCCAATCGTCAAGCCCCGTAACAATAGCCGTTGCTGCAAATGCCTGAATAGCAGTCCAAGCAACTCGCTCGACAAAATCTCTTGCTTTATTGACTCTCATGTTTAGGCTCTTTCTTTTTCGGTTTGGTTTGTGCTATACATCCTCGCCTAAGGTTGATAATTGTGGAATTAAACTTTCTTAAATCACTCTGTTGTTGCGCTGTTCTAGGGGGAGGTGGGAAAAACGGCTCAAATACCTCGTGAATTCCCGTATAAGTTTTTTTACACGACGTTACACGGCTTACTTGAATTTCATTAATTCGATTTTGGTTTTCTTTTGAAAGATTCTTGCTATCTTTAGCTAGCTGCTGAGTATCTTGAGAAAGTTCACGAATGTCCGTTATCACCCAAGCAAATCCGGCTAGAATCAGAAAGAAAAGAAATGTCATAATTACGAATACAAGTTTAACCCTCCTCACCTTTGACTTTACAAACTCTTTTGGCATTAATCATCTCCCCTACATTCCAGGGACTCCAAAAATCTCTATCAACAGAATAAGAGTTACTACTATAGCAATATAAACTGGTAAAAATGCTACGATTCGAATAGCTGTTTGACAAATCCACTCAAATGTGTTTTGTGGACTACCATGACGAGGCAGCCATCGGATATCGTGTGCTTCCATCCTCTCTCCTTTAGGATTTGGCCGCATCATGAATTGTTTTATAAAAGAGCATTCCTCCTGCGGCAACAAAACCAGGAGTTGCTTGTACCGCATAGCCCGCTAGGCAAAAACCAATCAAAACAAGCGTTGTTATAAAGCCAGCATAGCGAACTAAGGTAGGAAACACTTCGTCAAACTTGTTCGTAGTTTGGTTATTTGCCATCGCATCGTCTCACTCTCGAGACTTTCGTTTTCGAGGTAAAGGCCTAGAATCAGCCATCTGAACCCCGTGTTTATAAGCTTTGGCCAATTCTGCAATTCTTTTATCACACTCCGACAATACTCTTTTCTTAGTTATATGAGACGAGAGCAATGCTGTAGTAAGAGTGGAAATACTTACCGCAATCACAGAGATTGAAGTAAATATGTCCGATAACGATTTGAGGATTACATCGTGATGTGCTAGGAGCAAAGTAGCCTCCTACCAGAGGGTAGTATCGCCCCTCCTTCTCGTAATCGGTTCACGAGGAATGAGACTTTCATCACCATAGTGAATTGCATTGTGTGTTCTCAGAGACGTTGTTATCAAGAATTCTGGGTCAATGAGCGAATCGTCGCCGTGTTTGACCTCGTCTAGCGATATTGGATTCATATGATGAACAATAAGTCCTGAGTAAATTTCATATCCAGGAACACCAAGATCGCAGCCATTATCCCTGTTTATAATGTAATCTCGGACGTTTTCCCACTCATACGATTTGTAAAAACGCTGATTAACCCATCGATCAAACCCAAAAGTCTCTTGTCCTAGAATTCCTCTAAGTTCTAGATAACGATAGCGTTCTTCAAACGTTTCTAGACTACTTAGCTCTGTATACGTTCTAGATCTCATCATTTTGATCTGAAGCTTGTGGATTTCCAGAATAACTACGCATTGCGTTAAGTGCTTCTAGATACATCTCTTCCACTCGCTTCTGAGATTCAATAGATTCGATCTTTACTCTCGTCAATTCGTTTTCATGTTCGAGCCGTTCTTGCTCAAGCTGTTCTCGGCTCGAACCAAGTTTTAAGAAATGTGTTATAACTTGTGAGGATGCAGTTCCGTCACGAATTTGTTCCTCAGCGAGATCAATAGCTAAACCGATAACTTCACTCTCTCGAGCTTCAGGGGTCGTCGCGGGTTTACGTGGAGTTTTTTCGGTCTCTGATCTTCGTCTCCTCGCTGGCACGCGACCTCCTTTCACTCTCTAGAGTTCGAGCACCTTTTAGTTATTCAGATCTATGCTGCCGGAATCAGTTCCGCATCACGGAGAACATCGAGGATCTCGTTGATCTTGTTTCGAGCCGCTACTGCTTCCGCCTGAACATATGACGCGCTCGGAGAAGCTAGATCAGGAATTGCGGCATGATCTGAGGTACGTCGCATCTGTGCGTCAGTAGCATCAGCATGCGCCTGCTCGTGCGGAATGTTTTCGTCGTGAATTTCAGACATTTGAACTAGTTCCCTTCCCTTTCTTTTGGGTTTATGGTACTATCACTATTGTTTCGACCTACTTCACCCATACTTTTAACCCCTAAAAAAGTGAAAACATTGCCCCAAATATCCCGCCGGGGCTTTTTTCTGG